GCGGCTGCGGCTGCGGCTGCGGCTGCGGCTCCGCGGCCCGCTCCCGTCATTCCGACTGCCTCCATAGCGGGCACCGGCGAGTCGGACCGGGGGCGGACCGGGGCGCCGCATGATCCGGCCTTCGTGCCGGCAGCCGGTTCCGCAGACGTGCGGCCGGTAGGCGTCTCTTTGTCGGCCGGCGGTCGCGATCCTCGGGTCGTGGCCCGCGACGTTCCCCCCGTCGCGTCCACGCCGGCCACTATCCTCACCGGCATCGCTAGCTGGCACGACACCGGCAGGGACGGGATGTACGCCGCCGCCGGTCCTGCCTTGCGGGTGGGCGACTGGCGCGGACGTGTCGTGACTGTGTGCGCGGACACACGACAGACCTGTGTTTCGGTCCTGCTCAATGACCATTGCGCCTGCGTCGTGAACGGTCGGGAGCGCTTGATCGACCTGAGCGACGAGGCTTTCGCCGCCCTCGCCTCGCGGTCTCGCGGACTCCTGGAGGTAACGGTGCGATGAGGCGCACGCTTTGGAACCGGATCGTCGGGCGGGTCCTCTGTTGGGTCCGTGGGCATCGCTGGACCGTGCGCCGGTCATTCGACGTGGAGTGGGACTTCTGCTACCGCTGTTGGAACGCGGTCAGTAAAGTGCGGCTGGTGAGGGAGGTAACGGTGCGATGAACGCTGTGGCGCGGGCACTCCGCCACGAGCACTTGCACCTGTTCGATGATGGGTTGCGGCGGCTCGTCCATAAGCACTCATACCCGGAGAGCTTGGCCGACCCTCACCAACACAAGAATGGCGGCCACATCCACCCGCATGGACACGACGGCTACGAACCGGTCCCGTCCGGGGAGGCGCGCCGCCCAATCATCGCTGCGAACGGCTGGCCGCAACCGGAGGACCCCAATGCCCAGTGAACCCCTAGCTACTCACAGGATTGAGTTCGCACCGCCCGCTGCGGTGGGGCAAATACGTGATGCTGTTCGTCTACGACGCGATTGACGAGGACGTTGGCCGTGAGCTGAGGAAGCGGAACCCGAACCCGCGTTTCCTTCAGAACCATCATCAATGGCTGCGAAGGTTCGGGCGCGATAAGGTCCAGGCGCAAATCCACGCGAATCTCGCTCTCATGCGCAACTGCGACACGATGGACGACTTCCGCCGAATGTTCGCCAAGGCGTTCAGCAAGTACGGCGACGTTCAGCAGCTCGTATTCAACTGGGGCGAGTGAGTCCGTATCGGATCGTGGGCCCAAATCCCGTTCTCGAGGACCGTGACACACTAGGTGTCACACTCCTCAAGCATAGTTGCAGCATGAATAGATTGAGTCGAGCGGAGCGGGCGCAGATCATCCGCTGTCTCGTTGAGGGCGACTCGCTGCGGTCCACGACGCGCCTGACCGGCCGGTCCATCAACACGGTCACGAAGCTGCTGGTCGAGCTGGGCGCGGCGTGTGAGGCGTACCAGATCGAGCACCTTCGGGACCTGACCAGCACCCGGATCGAATGCGACGAGATTTGGGCGTTCGTCCGGGCGAAGAACCGCAACGTCCCCGAAGAACATCGGGGCGAACCGGGGTGGGGCGACATCTGGACGTGGGTCGCCCACGATCCCGACACGAAGCTCGTTTCGACATGGCTGGTCGGCCAGCGTGACGCAGACTGCGCGATCCGGTTCCTGAATGACCTTGCCGGCCGACTCCGCTACCGGGTCCAACTCACCACGGACGGACACGGGCCGTACCTCCCGGCCGTCGAGTCGGCGTTCGGCATCGACGTTGACTACGCGATGCTGGTCAAGTTCTACGGGACCGATCCGGCCGAGGATCGCAAGTTCAGCCCGCCCGTCGTGCTAGCCGAGGAAGTCCGCATCGTACAGGGCGACCCCGACCGGTCGCGGATCAGCACCAGCGGCGTCGAGACGGCCATCGAGCGGAACGAGAAGCAGAAGGGCTACGTGATCGCGTTCAGCTTCGGCCGCGGAGCCCACGAAGAAGTCGCTCGGGCACGCGCCAAGATGGGCCTCGATATTGAGCTGGTGCCGGTACAGGATCTACTCGACCGAACGCATCCTTTAGCGCAAGAGCCGGCGACGCTGTTCGGTGCGACGCTTGCCCCACCCGTGAAGCGCGAGCCCGAGACGCTGCCTACGGTCGAGGACCTGCTCACGCCTCAGCAACTCCTGCGGACGCGCGGCTAGCAATCTCTTGACCGTTTGGGTTAGGATGGCGCCCGACGTGAACGGCCGATGCATCCCGCCTCGCGATGTCTGAGACGCTGGGCGACCGCGTGACCCGTCTCGAGGTCTTGTTCGAGAACCTCGGCAAGCAGATCGGCCGCGAGCTCGAGGTCGCATCCGGAGTGCACGCCTCGATTGACGCGGCGGTCGAGAAGCTGACGGTCATCGTTGGAGACCAGCAGAAGCGCATCGCCGGGATCGAGCTGCGGCTAGCGTGGGTCGCCGGCGCCATCGGTGTCGCGATCTTTCTTTCGACGCTGCTGGCTCCCGTGCTGCGCGGCCTGCTCGGACTGCCCTCGTAAATGGCGATCTCACCGCTCCTCGGCCGCGATGGCGTTGGCGATGACCGCTAGACAGACGATCATCAGAGTGCGCGACGAGGGCTCGCGCCAGCTTGCCGGCGATGTGCGAGCAGTCCTCCCGTTGCTGGCCCGGGCGGCTCACGGGCGAGCGCTCGCAAGACGTGAGACGCGCTGCCCGGCCTGCGATGGGCCGAAGTCACGCAAGGCTGCCGTCTGTCGGTGGTGCGTGACGAGCCGACGTCACGGCGGCACGATCTGTAGTGAGTGCGGCGGTCCGAAGGCCAGACGTTCGCATCGTTGTCTGACCTGTCACAATCGCCATTATGGGGCGAAGCTGGCGCGCCTCGCCGGACTAGGTTCGTCGCGTCTTCACGTCGGCCGCGCCGATCTTGAGCCTGATGCTGTCGGACGCGAGTATCGCCGCAAGCAGACCGAGGAGCGCGATGAACGAGTGAGGACAACGGTTCGCTCGGCGTATCACAAGGTCGTTGGCTCAGTTGGTCTCGGCCGAGCGCAGCCACGTTGGCAGCCCCACGTCAAGCGTGCCGACGGCTTGTGGTCGGACTGAGGATGTCGTAAATGGCGATCTCACCGCTCCTCGCGAGGCTCCTGGCGGCGCGCACCGCCCGACCGTATCAGCAGTTCGGCCAAGCCAGCGATGCCTACACCGCCAACGGCGCGACCGGCTGCACGCACACCTGCGCTCAGTTCGTGGCCGAGCTGTACACCGGCCGCTGGTGGACGCACGACGAGATCAGCCGCAAGATCGGCTATCCGAACATGAGTGTCACGAGTCCGAGACGTGGCATGACCTCGACGGAGCTGGTCGCGTTCTTCCGGGCGGCGGGCCTGCCGTACGTCATGCGGACCGGCTGGACGCCTGCACAGATGCTCGCCGCAGCCAGGCTCGGGCCGGTGTTCGTCTCGCACCTGTACCCGTGGTGGCCTGAGTGGCGCGGCTACGTCTACCGGGGCGTCACCGCGGACGGCAAGCCCAACGGCTACGCGACGCCCTCGGGCAAGGCGGGTCGGACGCAGCTCTCGGGCTTCAGCGGCGGTCACGCCGGCCTGCTGCTCGGCGCGGCGGGGACGCTCGTGTACGCCTGGGAGCCCAATCACGGCTCGACAGCTCGACCCGAGAAACCGGCCTACGACGTGATGAGCGTGGCGCAGTTCGCGGCGGTCGCGACGAGCTACCAGTACATCCCGCGGACGTCGTTCTGCTATGTGCCGACCCGACCGCCGGCGTAAACAAAGAGGAGGGAACCCGTGGACAACCTGACACTCACCGTCGTCCTGACCGCGGGCGGTGCCGTCACCGCCGCTGCGGTCACCCGCCAGCTGGTCGAGCTGGTCAAGCGCGCCTTCCCGGTCATCGACGCCCGGATCAGCGGCGCGTCGCTCGCCTTCACTCTCACCGGCGTGTTGTACGTCGTCGCCTTCGTGACGGTCGGTGAGCACACTCCCGACGGCGCGTTCATCGCCTTCCTGTCGTGGCTGTCGTGCGCCACCTCGGCCATCGGCATCAACGCGACGCTGGATCACCGCGCGGCGGGCGCGGTCCTGACCAGCGCGCCGATCGAGGAGTAGAGATGGGCTCGCCCGCGATGACTTTGTGGTCGCGCCGTGACCGATAACGGCCGCGAGCCAGATGCCATCGATAGCGCGATCGCTGCGGCGCGGTCGGTGGTCATGCGGCAGATCCAGGTCACGATCTCCTCGACTGGCCGTTCGGCCGTCCTCGTCGTCCCGACCGATGCGTCCGAGGCCGAGCTCGTCGAGCTCGCGGGCTGGCTGCTCGTCAACGTCATCCCGGCCTTCCGCTCCGAGCGAGCCGGAGAAGCTGCCGGGCGGATCGCCTTGCCGGGCGGCTCTCTACGGCTGGTGCCGCCGGCATGAGCCGCCAGACGCAGCAGCGGCGCTGCCGCGAGCAGCCGTATCTCGACGAGCACCTGCGAAGCCGAGCTGCGGACGGGCCTCGCGGTTTCGCGGGTCTGCTGCGCTGGTTCCTCGGGGGCTTCGCTGCCGAGACGCCGGAGCGCCTCCATGCTGCAGGCAAGTGGGTCGGCGTCCCACCGAAGCCGGGTCGACCCTCGGACGCGGGGATTACGCCCGATCTTGTCGGTGGCTCCATCCTCGGCTCACCGCGCGTCGACGAGCCGTTCCGCCAGCTTCTCGAGGAGCCCGCTGCGCAATGGATGACGGATCCCGCCGACGGGAGTCGCTACTTCAGCCGACCGATGCGCGCGGCGCTCGAGCGGCTTGCCAGTCATCGTGACGGTGACGCCGCCTTTCAGGCGCGCTTCCTTGCTCAGGTCGCCTATGCCGAGGGCGACTGGGGCTCCGTCGCAGCGCGCTGGTTTCCTGCTCTGCCGTATGTCTGGCGGTCGTACGCAGAGCAGTCTCTGGAACGTCTCCAGTCCTGCTATCTCGCCGGGCCGGCGCCTCATCAATGGCGACCCGAGCCCTCCTGGATCGGCCAATCCGAGAGCCAGCGCAATGCTGTGCTTGCAGGCGAGGTGAGCGTGGCGTAGAGTGCCGCTCGACAACTTGTAGCGCCTCCAAGAGGCCGCGGCGATGGTCAGGCTGCCGCGTCGTCGCTGACCGTCATCTAGCGGTAGCTTGCCCATGAAGCGTCCATGCCTCGGGCTCCCCGGTGTGGTGTGTGGCCGCCTCACGACGCGGACCCGTTGTCCCGAGCATGACCGCGCTCTCGACCGGGCGCGCCGTCCCGGTACCGCCGAACGTGGATACGGCTCGCGCTGGCAGCGGTACTCCAGACGGCGTATCGCCGAACAGCCGTGGTGCGTGGTATGCGGTGCGACCACCGATCTCACGACCGATCACGCGAACGACGCCGTCATGTGTCGCGCGTGCAACAGTAGTCGGCGGTGGGAGGGGGGTCTAAATCGCTGGTAATCGAGCGGTCCCCTGACCTTTGCCGAAGTCACGCGCACTCGCTGTCAAGTTGGGAGAACGCTTGTCTGGTCCGCCGCCGTTGCCGATCGAAGAGAAGAAGCGCCGCGGGACGTATCGTCGTGATCGTGATCCGGGTGCGCGCCGCGCGCTGGTGCTCCTGCCAGCCGTCACATTGTCGCCGGACGGGCCACTGATCGAGGCTCTGGTGACATCCGGCGCTGCGGTCTGGATCGGGCCGACCGATATGCCGATCGTGCGCCTCGCCCAGCGACTCTGGGATGACGCAGAACGGTTGCGGGCCGCGCTCGACGTCGAGTTCAGCGAGCCGGCGTTCCGTGCCTACCGTGACCTGACGAAGGAGCTGATCGGGTGTCTGTCACTGCTCGGCCTGACACCGGCCGATCGAAGCCGGCTCGGCGTGGCCGAGGTCAAGACGCGCTCGAAGCTCGAGGAGATCATGGATCGCCGCGCCGAGCGCAAGGCTGGCCGCCGCGCTGGCTGACGCCGGTTGCGCCGGCCGCCATCGCCGCCGGTGACGGCCAGGATTATCTCGATTTCGTGGCCGCCTACGGCGTCATCACGAAGGACAGCATCGCCGGGCTGACCGGCCAACTGCTGAACCTGCGCGGCTGGCAGCAGCAACTGTACCGCCGGACGTTCGCCCGCGATCCTCAGACCGACCGCCGATTGCACCGGACGGCTTACTGGTCGATGGGCCGCAAGAACGGTAAGACTAGCGCGGTCGCGCCGATCGCACTAAATGCGCTGACATTCGGCGAGGGCGCCGAGGTCTACTGTCTCGATCCGAACGCAAGGGCGCTCTGCGCGGACCTCGTCTGGCGGCCGATCGGTGACTTGTCCGTTGGCGACGAGCTATTGGCGTTCGATGAACATGCGGCCGGTGGCTATCGGAAGTTGCGGTATGCAACGGTCGAGTCGACTGCCCGGATCTTCCAGCAGGCATTTCGGCTGGTATTTACTGATGGCCGAGAGGTCGTCGCATCCGCCACCCACCGATGGGTTGCGCATCGAGGGCGATCAGGCGGGATCTCCGAATGGGTCGAAACACGCTCGCTGCGACCAGGATCGAGGATCCGTGATCTTGGGACACCCTGGGTTACCGACGAGTCGCGTGGAGGCGGATACCTGGCGGGCCTCTTTGACGGCGTCTCTGAGGCCACCATCGCGACGGTCGAGCCTATAGGTGAGCGTGAGGTCGTCGCACTCGGAACATCCACCGGGACCCTGTTCGTCGAGGGCCTCTTCAGCCATAACTCCTGCGCGGCCGATCGGGACCAGGCACGGATCGTCTTCGGCGCGGCCGTGCGGACGGTCGAGCTGACCGATCTCTCGGAGCGCTTCAAGGTCTTTCGGACGTCGCACACGATCGAGGACCCGAAGACTGGCGGCATCTACCGTGCGCTGTCGGCCGAGGCGTACACGAAGGAAGGCCTCAGCCCGACGCTCGTCATCGCCGACGAGTTGCATGCCTGGCCGACGCGCGAGCTGTACGACGTGATGGCCCTCGCCATGGGCACCCGCGTCGATCCGCTCATGCTCATCGTCACGACGGCCGGCGTGCGGACGGATACGACTGGCCAGGACTCGATCTGCTACACGCTCTACCAGTACGGCCGCCGCGTGGCCGCCGGTGAGATCGACGACCCGACGTTCTTCTTCGCTTGCTGGGAGGCCGAGGACCTGGCGCTCGACGACGAACGCGGCCATCGTCAGGCGAACCCCGGCTATGGCGATATCCTCGATGCCGCCGAGCTGCGCGTTCAGGCCCGCCGGGCGTTGACCGGCGGCATGGCCGAGTCGGAGTTCCGGATCAAGCGCCGCAACCAGTGGGTGGCCTCGACGCTGGCGGCCGTGCCGGCGGGCCTGTTCGAGAAGCAGGCGCGCCCGCGGCAGCTGCAACCGGGCGAGAAGATCGTCGTCTTCTTTGACGGCTCGTTCAATCACGACTGCACGGCGCTCCTCGGTGCCACGCTCGACGGTCATCTCGGCGTGCTGGGCTGCTGGGAACGACCGCTCGACAACCCGGCCTGGCGGGTGCCGCTGGCCGAGGTCATGGCCATGATCCGCGAGTTGCCGAAGACCTACGATGTCGTCGAGATTGCGATGGACCCCTTTCGCTGGGCCCAGCAGATCGAGGAGCTGGGCGCCGAGGGGCTGCCGATCATCGAATACCCGACATCATCGCCGGCGCGCATGGTGCCCGCCTGGGCCAAGTTCCAGGACGCGTTGCTGGGCGGTCGGATCACGCACGACGGCGACCCGCGCCTCGTCCGTCACATCTCGAACATGACGATCAAGATCGATCGCCTTGGCCCGCGGCCGGTCAAGGAGCACCGCGGCTCGCCGCGCGTCATCGACCTCGGTATCTGCGCCGTCGGCGCCTATGACCGGGCGACGTATCACGCCGCAGCGCCAATCGCGGCATCCGTCTACGAGACGCGCGGCTTCCTCGTGTTGCGCCGGAGGTCCGATGATGAAGCAGCTTCTGGGGCTCCTGCCTGACGCTCTCGTCATCGCCGGCCTAGCCACGATTGCGTATGGTGCGTGGCAGGTCCCCGGCGGCTGGGGCGCAGTTCTCGGCCCGATCGCCCTCGGGCTCGGCCTCATGGCGACCGTGCGCTTCGGCAGCCGCTGATGGCTATCTTCGCGCGCGCCGCGGTCAAAGCCTTCGATCAGGGCGTCGGCACGCTCGCCGCGGGTGGCCACATCGCGCAGATCATGGTCGGCGGCGGGCGCTCGGTGACGGGCCTCTCGATCACCACCGACCGGGCGATGCGCTACGCTGCGTTCTGGGCGGCGGTGCGCATCCTGGCCGAGTCGATGGCCAGCCTGCCGATCGATGTCATGCGCCTCGGACCGGCGGCCGAGCGGACGGTGGCGCGCGATCATCCCGTCCATCGCCTGCTGCATTACACGACGAACCCCGAGACGACGGCGTACCGGTTCGTCGAGACGGCGATGACGCACACCGTCACCTGGGGCAACGGCTACGCGCTGAAGATCTACGACGGCCTCGGTGCGCTGCGTGAGCTGCGGCCGCTGGCGACGGATCGGATGGAGGTCCGCCGCGATCCGCCCGGTTTCGCGCTCATCTACCGCTACACGCGCCGCGATGGCACGACCATCGACCTGACGCGCGATCAGGTCTTCCACCTGGCCGGCCTGGGCTGGGACGGCGATCAGGGCTATTCGGTGCTGCGCATGGCCCGCGAGACGATCGGCCTCGGGCTCGCCGCCGAGGAGCACGGTGCGCGGTTCTTCGGTTCTGGCGCGACGTCGAACTTCGTCCTCGGCACCGACAAGACGCTGTCGAAGGATTCGATCGAGCGTCTGGCCGGGCAGATAAAGGACGAGAAGTCGGGGCTCCTCCACGCCTGGGAGCCGTGGGTCCTCGAGGAGGGCCTGAAGCCGCTCACGATCTCGATCCCGAACGACGACGCGCAGTGGCTCGAAACGCGCAAGCTCCAGGTCACCGATATCGCGCGCCGCTTCCGCATCCCGCCGCACATGCTGGCCGATCTGGAGCGCGCGACGTTCACCAACATCGAGCACCAGTCGCTCGAGTTCGTGAAGTACACGCTCCTGCCGTGGATCGTCCGCTGGGAGCAGGACATCGGCCTCCAGCTCCTTGGCCGCGACTGGCTGGGCCTCGGCGGCGAGCACTACGTCAAGTTCAACGTCGCGGCGCTCGAGCGGGCCGATCTCAAGACGCGCTTCGAGTCGTACGCCATCGGTCGCCAGTGGGGTTTCGTGAACGGCGATCGGATCGCCGACCTTGAGGACTGGCAGCGGTTCGCCGGTGGAGAGGACTACCTCGTGCCACTGAACATGACGACCGTCAATCCCGACGGCTCGATCACGACGACCACGATGACCTCGCGGAACGGCGCGAAGCCGGTAGGGGAGCCTGTCTGATGGAACGAAAGACTGTCGACTTCGCGGAGCTCAAGGTCGATGCGGCCTCGGGCGAGTTCGAGGGCTACGCCTCCGTCTTCGGCAACCTCGACGCCGGTGGCGACATCATCGAGCGCGGCGCGTTCAAGAAGGCGATCCCGGCATTCCTGCGCGACGGCTTCTTCTCCTGGTCGCACGACTGGGCCGAGCCGATCGGCATGCCGCGCCAGGCGCGCGAGGACGATCACGGCCTGTGGATCGCCGGTGAGTTCCACTCGACGCCCGAGGGACAGCGCGCCCGCACGATCGCCTACGAACGCCGCCGGGCCGGCAAGCGGACGGGCCTGTCCATCGGCTACGGCGTCGAGGACCAGGAGATCAGCAGCGACGGCATCCGCCACCTGAAGACGATCAACCCGCTCTACGAGGTCGGCTTCGTCATGGTGCCGATGAACCGCGAGGCCAATCTGGCCGCGGTCAAGGCCGCCAAGGCGGCGATCACGCCGCATTCGACGTCGACATACGGTGGCGCATGGGACGGCCCGGCGAACGAGGCGCGCCTGCCATCGTCGCGGGCGGCGCTGCGCGCGGCTCATGCGTGGGCCGACCCGGACGGCGATCCCGAGACGAAGGCTACATACAAGTTCATTCACCACACGGTCTCCGAGAATGGCGACGTCGGCGCTGCGAGCACGACCGCCGCCTCGGCGGGGATCGCCGTCCTCAACGGCGGGCGCGGCGGGGCGGACATCCCCGACGCCGACCGCGAGGGTGTCTGGCGGCATCTCGCCGGCCACCTTCGCGACGCCGATCTCGAGCCTCCTGAGCTGCGCGGTGTGATGCCGGATGCCGGTATCAGCCTTGCCGAGTCCGTCGCACGGTTCCTCGGCGACGGCGAGGCGCTATCCGCACGGCTCAGCCAGATGGCCGCCCTCCGCCAGAAGGAGGGCCGCGTGTTGTCGGCCGCGAACAGGCGGCGTCTCGCGGAGCTGCGCGACTCGATCGAGCAGATCCTCGCAGACACCGACCCCGACAAGTCGTTCGATGCCGTCGCGGCGCTCCTCGAGGAGGCCGTCTTCCTCGGCGTCGATGTGCCCCGCATCCCACAAGGAGCCGTATCGTGAACGAGTTTCGAGCGTCGAGCGCGACGATCGCGCTGGGCGAGGATCTGGCCAAGGCGCGCAAGGAGGTCGCCGATCTCTTCGCGGCCAATGTCAAGCGTGACGCCGCCGGCGTGGCCGATGGCTACCAGGGTGGCGATTGGGTCGGTCAGGCCCAGAAGCTGAACGAGGCGATCGCCGCCAAGGCGCGCACCTACGAGGCCGCCGTCAGTCTCGAGAAGGCGGCCTGGGACAACGAGCAGGCCCTCCGGGGCCTGACCAACCTGCGGCCGGCCATGTCGCCCGACACGCTCGGCCAGCCGGCCGGCGAGGGCGGCGCGAAGGCACGCCCGTTGCGCGAGGTCTTCGGCGGCAAGAACGCCGAGCTCAAGGCGATCGCCGCCGGCGGCTCGGGCTCGATCCACTTCGAGCTGACCGAGCGCGAGTACGTCCAACTGCTCGGTGCGGCCGGCGTCAAGGTGCTGCTCACCTCGGCCGACATCGCGCCGCAGGCCGACCGCCAGGCGGTCGCGCCGTCGGCGCAGTTCCTGGCCGACGTGACCGACCTGTTCACGCCGGGCACGACCGAGTCGGACACGGTCGAGTTCTACGAGGAGACGACGTTCACCAACGCCGCCGCCGAAACCGCCGAGGGCACGGCCGCGCCAGAGGGGGCCATCGACTTCACGCTCCGGACGTTCCCGGTCCAGGAGATCTCGACCTTCATCCCCGTGACGCGGCGCGCGCTCAGCGACACCGTCGGCCTGCAAAGCTACGTCGAGGGCCGGCTCGGTCACATGGTCAACCTGCGGCGGAGCTCGCAGCTCCTGACCGGCAACGGCACATCGCCGAACCTGCGCGGCATCCTGAACACGTCGGGCATCCAGACGCAGGCGAAGGGCGCCGATCCGACGCCCGATGCCGTCTACAAGGCGATGGTCCTCGCTCGCACGACCGGCGATGCCGAGCCGACTGGCGCGGTCTTCCACGCCCAGGACTGGCAGGACATCCGCCTCCTGCGGACGATCGACGGCGTCTACATCTGGGGGTCCCCGTCCGAGACTGGCCCGGAGCGGATCTGGGGCCTCGGTGCGCGGGTGTCGAACTCGATCACCCAGAACACCGGACTCGTCGGCGGCTTCCGGCCGTGGGCGCAGGTCTTCCGGCGTGAGGGTGCGACGATCGAGATCTCGACCGAGCACTCGACGTTCTTCACCGAGCGCAAGGCCGCGGTCCTGATCTACGAGCGGCTCGCGCTCGCGGTCTACCGTCCTAGCGCTTTCGTGTCTATTACGGGCATTTAGACACGGACGCCGTGACCGTGGTATGATAGGCCCATGGCGACATGTCCTATCTGCCACGGTCCGCTCGGCGGGCGTTGGGGCAATCGCTGCTACCAGTGCCATCCGGGCGGACTGCCGCGAACTGGAACGCGAAGTAATTGCCTGATCTGCGGCGCCAGCATCTACCGTCAAGCCAACGAGATACGCCGGCCAGGCGCTGGACGCTATTGCTCACGGGAGTGTCGCCACGCGGCGCTTCGGGGAGTAGAGCGGGTTACCGGCACGACCTACATCCGCAAGGACGGTTATCGGATCGTCAAGGTCGGCGTCCATCAGTACAGGCTGGAGCACCGTCTAGTGATGGAGACGGTGCTCCGCCGGCCGCTGGGACGCCGTGAGGAAGTCCACCACATCAATGGCGACAAGCTCGACAACCGAGTTGAGAATCTGCTCGTCGTCAGCCCAAGCGTCCATCAGGCGTACCACCCGGAGAACGCACGCCGCCAGCGATCTCGTCTGACATTCACCTGTCACGAATGCGGGAAACCGTATGAGCGGAAGGCAAGCCGGGCAAACGAGACGAAGTACTGCTCGGGCTCCTGTCGATCGCGGGCGGTCAGTCGTAGCCGTTGGGCGAAAGCTCAGCCCCTCACCTGAGCCCCGGCACCGGGGCCCCGCACCGAAAGGAGTTCCTAGATGCCTCTCGTCATCCCCTCCATCCCCGAGGATGTTCTCAGCCGGACGGTCCTCGCGGTGCGGGGCAAGTACGACTTCGCGGTCGATGGCGGCGCGGTCAGCACGATCGCGATCACGTCGGGCACGCCGATCCCATCGGGTGCCGTCATCATCGGCGGCTACGTCGATGTGTCGACGGCGCTCGTCGGCGCGACGGCCACGATCGCCATGCAGATCGAGGCCGCCAACGACATCCTGACCGCCGTCGCCGTCGCGTCGTGGACGACCGGCCGCAAGAACGTCCTGCCGGCGCCGACGACGGGCGCGCTCACCGCGAGCACCGCCGTCAAGACGACGGCCGCCCGCAACATCAGCATCGTCATCGCCACCGCGGCGCTCACGGCCGGCGTCTTCGACGTCGTCCTGTACGTCATCCCGCCGCTGGCCTGAGTTGAAGGAGGATCTTACCGATGACTATGGTCGCGCTCGACGCGCCCCGCAAGAAGGTCGTCGAGACGGGCTCGATCGAAGCTCGCTGGATGGTCAACGAGGGCGACGTCGCCGACGTGCTCAAGCACGCCAAGAAGCATCCCAAGATGCAGGCGTTCATGGAGGCTGAGGCCAGGGAACGGCTCGAGGACGAGAAGCGCTCGGCCGAGACGGCGAAGCTTGAAGCCGCCGCCCGGTCCTCGCGGCTCAAGGCCGTTGGCCTCCTTTGACCGAGAGACAGACGGACGGGGAAGCGACTTCACCAGCCTCCCCGTCCGTGAAGCACCGGTCGTCAGCACCGGCCGACAAAGCCATCCACGGGCCGGCCGCGACGAAGACCCGGCCGGCAGCGGATGATCTGCGCCCGCTCCCGCGGAAGGACTACCCGCGGAAGCACGACATCATCTTCCGCTACACGAAGGACTCGGATGTATCAATATGCGGCTGTACTCCGGCGCATCGTTGACGCCGACACGGTCGTCCTCGATCTCGATCTCGGGTTCTACCAGCACCGTCTCGGACGGAGCTACCGGCTTGCCCGGATCAACGCGCCCGAGCTTTCAACACCCGAGGGCGTTCTCGCCAAGGCGGCCCTCGCCGAGCGTCTGAGCGCCGTCGGCGCCTTCCTCGTCGCGACCGCGAAGGCGGATTCATTCGACCGCTGGATCGTGGAGCTGTATGCCGATGCCACTAACATCTCAGACTGGCTCGTCACGAACGGCCACGCTGCGTACCAGACTTACCGCTAGGGCTCGGCTAAGGAAGTAGGGAGTTCCCGATGCATCTACTCCGCCCGCTCATCCCGCGCGTCGAAGTCGCCGCCGATGGCGCGGTGCAGATCATGCGCGGCCGTCGCGTTGCCGACCGCATCCGCCTCGGGCCGAACATGGTCCACGCGGTGGTCATCCATGCCGATGGCTCGTGGACCGACTGCGGCGTGTCGGAGAACCTGCTCACGACCGATGGCCGCGATCTCGTCGCCGCGGGCCTCGGCAACGTCGGTTTCGGCATCTCATCGACGGTTGCCACGGCGGCGACGGCGACCTCGCTGACGGCGACCGGCACGCCGTTCGTGGCCGATGCGCACAAAGGCTGGATCGTCATCGCCGAGGAGGCCACGAACGCGCCGGTGTGGGGCAACATCGGCTCGAACACGACCTCGGTCCTGACGATCGACGCCTGGCGGACGGGCGACGATACGGCCGGCACGACGCCGGCCGCGACGGCGAACTACCTCATCCTGCCGGCGACGCGTTGCCGCTACATCGCGCTCACCGAGAATGTCACTGCGCCGGCGGCGAGCGATACCGTCCTGACCGGCGAGATCACGACCGGTGGGCTGTCGCGGGCGCTGGGCACGTATGCCCACACCGATAACGCGGCGACGCTGACGTTCACCAAGTCGTTCAGCGTCACGGCGACGTTCCCGGCGGTTCATAAGGCGGGGCTGTTCAGCGCCTCGACCCTGACGGCGGCGGGCATCATGCTCTTCGAAACGAATCTCAACGCGGACGCCAGCGTGGTTTCGGGGGACACGCTCAGCGTAACCTGGACGGTAACGCTCAGTTGAGCTGGCTGCGACGTCTTCTGCCTCCCCGCCAGACTACCGCCTGCTCATCCTGCGGCCGTCTTCTCAGCGAGCGCCGGCGGCGGCCGTGCCCGGCCTGTGGCTCGTTGGCCCGCACCGTCAACCGCTCGCTCGACGACCGCTTCGAGATACGAGACGCGGTCTAGATAGCGACCGAAGGTGCGGCCAGCCTAAAGTACGATCCCTCATTTCAAGGGCGAGGTACCATGACAATGAAGATCACCGGACCCGCCGAGGTCGTCTGGCCGGCGGGCGCGACGAGCATGAGCTACGAGGTGACGGTCGAGGGCGAGCCGCCGAGATCGGGCTCAGTCTGGGTGCGCCAGGACGTCTTCGACATCGAGGATGCCGACGTCGATCTGGCGCAGTACCGGCGCGTCGTCGATGGCACGGCGACGATGACGCTGGCCGCCACACCGTCGTGGCCTGATCCGCCGGGCGGCGGCGGCCTGATCGAGCTGACACTCGTCAACTTCGCCAACCGCATCCGGACGCTCGACCGCGCCGAGGCGCGCCTAGTCGTCAGTTAGCAGGGCGCGACGATGGATCCGCCGCGCGTCCGCTCGATCGAGGAGGCGGAGGTCGTCATTTGGAGCCTCTGGGCGCAGGTCCGCCAGTTGCGGCTCGATGTCAGCGATCACGCCCAGCGCCTCGACACGGCCCAGACCCACCTCTGGCGCCGTTGGTGGTGGTGGCTGCGCTGGGGCTGGCCGCTGACTGACTGGAACGCCGAGCGGCCGAACTGGCGGCCGTGGCGTCGTTCGCGGGATTGCGGTTGCTAGATGGCGACGCAGCTGTTCTTGCGGAACACGACGCCGGCGACGGAACCGTTCGCGTTCACCGTGCGGGACTTCTCGACGACGCGCGGCGCGGCGCAGGTCGGCCTCGGCGAACTCATGGGCGACCCGGCGGTGGACCATGAGTTGCACACGACCCGCTGGGTCTACCGCGTCAATGCCTTCACCTGCTCCGGGACGATCACCTTCAACTGGTGGGGTTGGGAAGTCGCGATGGCCGATAATCGCGGCTTCGCGGCGATCGTGGCGCGCTACGACAACAGCGGCTCGTTCATCAGCGATGTCGTCGCGCAGGCCAATGCCAACCATGCCGACGGCGTGGAGCTCGCTGTGGGATCGCCCGGCGCGGTCCGGAACTGGACGGCAACGCCTACATCGACCGCGTTCGCAGACGGCGACTGGATCGTCCTCGAGGTCCATTTCGATTGCGTCGGCGCGTGCGGCGGGGCCGGCGCGAACGAGATCATCTCGATCGATGGCCCGACCGCCGCGGCCTCGGGCGACTCGTATGTCACGTTTACGGAGAACATCACCGAGTTTGTCGCCGTCGCCGCCGTCCCGCGGTCCACACCCTACCCCCAACTCCTCGCTCACTGAGGTAGCCCGATGGCCGTACCCAGCTTCACCGTCGTCATGGAGAACGTGACCATCGTCGCCGATGCGACGCTCGTCATCGTTCACGCTGCCGCGGCATGGGGCACGGCCGGCTCGCTGCTCGAGGTCGTTCGCGCCACGATCAGCCAGAACGAGACCGAGACGAGCCAGCAGCTCGGCGCGATCCTGGCCCGCAAGGTTACGGCCTTCGGCACGTACACCGCGACGACGCCAACGCCGCACATCATCGGCGCGGCCGCCTCGGCTATCGCCGGCGGCACGGCCGGCGCGGCGGCGACGGCCGGCACGGATGCCTCGGCCGAAGGCGCCGGGGCGGTGACGACGGTCCATGCCGAGGGCTTCAACAACCTGAATGGCTGGTTGTGGGTGCCGACGCCAGAGGAGCGCCTCATCCTGGGGCCGGACCAGGCCGTCATCGTCAAGCTGCGGGGCACACCCACAACTTTGACCGGCTGGAACGCGACGCTCACATACCTCGAGCATACGTGATGCCGCTGCCGACGACGCTCGTGACACCGGCCGGGCCGATCACCTTGGGTGTGACGCTGGCGAGTATCACCGTCAGCCACGATGGCCACCAGCATGTCTTCACCAACGCCGTCGCGCGAGCCGTCTTCCCGTACGGTGATACCGAGGTGCGCTACGAGCTCGAAGCTGGATCGTTGACGGTCGGCTTCGAGGCTGACGAGATCAGTGCTTTCGCAGTGATCTAAAGGAGCGGCCGTGCCCGGCCTCTTCCGGCATCCGCCCCATCCGCAGCCGCCGCGGCGCTACGTTCAGCCTTCGGCCGGTCCTATCGAGCGGACGGTCTCCGACAGCCTCGCGCTGGCCGACAGCCTCGTCCGTACCGGGACATTCAGCCGGACTTCGGGTGACACGCTGACGCTGGCCGATGCTGTCACGCGAACCGGAACGTTCCTGCGGACCCTCGCCGACAGCCTCGGACTCGCGGACAGCCCGGCGCGGACGGGGACATTCAGCCGAACGTCGGCCGACAGTCTGACGCTCGCCGATAGCCCGAGCCGGACGGGGACATTCAGCCGAACGTCGGCCGACAGTCTGACGCTCGCCGATAGCCCGAGCCGGACGGGGACGTTCCTGCGCACGCTCTCGGACAGCCTCGGCCTCGCTGACAGCGTCGCCCGGGTCCTGACCGCAGTCCGCTCCCTTTCGGACAGCCTCGGCCTTGCCGATAGCCCGACGCGGACGGGCACGTTTAACCGGACGACGACCGATGCACTGACGCTGGCGGATACGCTCACGCGCACGGGCACGTTCCTGCGCACGGCGGCCGACAGCCTCGGCTTCAGCGAGACGGTCGCGGGCATCAAGGTCATCGTCCGCTCGTTGACCGATGCGCTCGCGTTGACGGACTCGTTGACGAGAACGGGCACGTTCAATCGGACCGCGGCCGACGCGCTGACGCTCACTGACAGCCTCGTCCGGACAGGGACGTATCTGCGGTCCCTGACCGATAGCGTGGGGCTCAGCGACAGCGTCGCCCGCACCCTGACGCTAGGCCGCTCGGTGGCCGACAGCCTCGGGCTGACGGACAGCGCGAGCCGGACGGGAACGTTTCTACGGACGACGGCGGACAGCCTCGGGCTCACGGACAGCGTGACGCGGAGCATGACCGCAGTTCGAACGCTCTCGGACAGCCTCGGCCTCAGCGATGCCGTCGTCCGGGTCCTGACGCTGGTCCGTTCAGTGGCCGATGCCCTCGGTCTCAGCGATGTCGTCTCGGCCATCGTCACTGGTCTCGGTGGCGTGGGTGGCCAGCCGCCGGGTGGCACGGCCGGTCATGTGACACCGGGTGCCGACGCCAGCCATTCGGTTCCGAAAGCGACAGCCTCACATTCGGTTCCGAAAGCGACAGCCTCACATCAGACACCGGAGTCCTGATGCCCAATCAACTCAAGCTCACGGCCGAGAATGCGGATGAGTTGCTCAATGCTGGTGCCTATGGCGCGGGTGCCGTCATCCAGGTCCAGTCGGGCACCGCGGAGGCGGGACCCTTCGCCGACGACGGAACGGTAGCCCTCGTCTCGGGCACGCGCCTCTACACCTATTACGACGCCGACGGCACGAGCTCGACGTGGTACCGGACGCGCTTCGAGAATGCGGCCGGGACGACCGCCTCGGACTGGGCGACCGCCTTCCAGGTCGGTTCCGAGGAAGCCGGCCGCATCTGCTCGCTGTACGACGTCACGCAACGGTTGACTGGTACCGTCTCGGCGAACGATCAGGAACTCCTCTTGGAGTTCATCGCCGAGGCGACGACGGATATCCAGGGCTACACAAGCCGGCGCTTCGTGCGCTCGCCGCTGTCGGGCAGCTCGACGTTCCTGTTCGATGTCGCGACCGTGAGTCGGACGCTGTGGGTGCCGCAGGGCATCGCAACGCTCACGACGCTCGAAGTCGCGACGACGAGCCAGCCCGAAACTGGCGGCACGTACACGACCGCGGCCGCAGCCGACTGGTTCCTGCGGCCGACGGCCCATGAGCGCGATAGCGGCTGGCCGGCGACGCGGATCGTCATCCGCGACAACCCGACGGGTGCCGTGCCGCAGTTCTACGTTGGCTACAACGTCGTCCGACTCACCGGTGCGCTGGGCTGGGCGAGCGTGCCGGCGGACATCGCTGGCCTCGCCGTCAATGCCGTCATCAGGCGCTACCAGGCACGCGGCTCAGGCGTCGCGACGGCACTCGGATCCGAGGACTTCGGGGCGCGTATCCTGCGCTGGGTCTCGCCCGAGGAGCGCGAGAAGCTCGACTGGTACCGCGTCGTGAGGGTCGCCTAGATGGCGCTCGATTACGAGGCCATCGGCGAGGCCATCCGGGCTCGCTTCGCGACCGCGGCGACACCGGCCAGCGAGGATGCGCTGGCGCTGACGACGGTCGAGCCGCCGGCCCAGATCGGGGCGACGCCGGCGCTCATCGTCCACCCGCCGGAGGAGGACCTCGAATGGGGACCGGGTGGCGTGCGCCACTCGGTCCAGCGCTGGCCGGTCCGCTTCTACCGCACCGAGGGCGATCTCGGTCCCTCCCTCACTGCGCTCTCGAAGTGGCGCAAGGCGTTCCTCGACACGGTCGTCGGCCAGGTCCAGCTCGGGCTTTCGACGTACGTCGATTGGGCCGAGATCAGGAGCGTCGCCGTGCGCCAGTTCGACTATGCCGAGACGCGTTACGACGGTCTGGAGTTCATGGTCTGGGTCAAGACGCGCGAGCCGGTGACGGCCGCAGCCTGAAGGAGCCTCGATGGCCAAGAAGACCACCATTTATCCGGTCCCGGAGCGGTTCCTCCAGGGCGTCCCTGCGGTGCCGCTGCGCACCGACGCACGCACGGCCGCCAGGCTGGTGCGAACCGGAGCCTTCACGATCGAGGGTAGCGGGGATGGTGCCGTCGAGTTCGATGGCGACGTGGCCGACTTCTACGATCCACCCGCAGAGCAGTCCAGCGAGAGCCCGGCAGCGGCCGGAGAGGAGACCTAGAAGATGGCCGTAGGCACGCTTCTGTCGGCCCGCGCCGGGCTCGAGGCGACACGCGGGACCGGCGTGACGCCAACGAGACTGCTCTACTTCACCGAGGGCAGCCACGAACAGAAGGTCGCGACGATCCGACCGTCCGAACGGCGCGCGTCGTTCGTCGAAGCCTTCCGTTCGTACGCTGGCATCGAGCGCGACATCCTGCGCTTCGCGGGTGACTTCACGATCACCGACGCGATCTGGTGGTTCAACGTCATGCTCAAGGCCGTCGCGTCGGGCACCGGCGCCGGGGCCGATAAGACGTGGACGTTCCTGCCGACGCACACCTCGGACGATATCAAGTCGGCCACGGTGCAGTTCGGCTACACCGACAGCATCGGCGCGACACGCCCGGCGTGGGAGCTTCAGGGCTGCCTCGGCGAGGAGCTCGTTATCCGCTGGACGAAGGGCGACACCGTTAGCTTCGACGGCGTCCTCTACTCGGCCGAAGGTGCGTCGCAGATCTCGGCCTTCACGGGCTCGCTCTCGGACCGCACGACCGTCTCGGCGCTCGGCACGGGCACACAGAGCTACATCGACCCGACGACGATCGGCACGACCGCCGATACCGACGTCCTCGAGGCGAGCTTCACGCTCCAGAACCAGTGGAAGTACCTCGATACGCTCAACAACACGGCGTTCGCAGCCGAGCTCCTGCGGACGATGCCCAAGACATGGCGCTACGAGTTCACGCGCTACTACCGCAACGACACCGAGCTCGACGCGATGATCGCCAAGACCGTCCGCAAGGTCCGCGTGCGGACACTCGGGGCAGCTCTCGGCGCCTCGAACTACAAGATCGACCTCGATCTGTACGGCGTCTACGATGGTGATGCTTACGAGAAGAGCGAGGTCGACGGCATCGGCGTCGAGAAGTTCGTCCTCGTGCCGCAGTACGACACGACCGCCCTGACGGACCTCCAGGCCGTTGTGGTCAACGCCGACGCCACGATCACGTAAAGGACCACATGTCGGCCACCCTTATCATCCGGACGCTCGGCCTCGACGGCGCCTACCGGGCACTCGACAAGTACGGCGTGCGCGCGATCGAGACGGCGTGGGCGCGCGCCTCGATGGTCGGCGCGCGCATCGCGGCGCGTGCGATCCGCGCCGCCGCACCGAAGGGCAGGACCGGGAACCTGCGGCGGTCGGTCCGCGCCCGCCGGCCCCGGCTGCGTGGCGTCGAGGCGATCCTCGCCGGGCGCTCGCTCGGTGCGGCGCTCGCTGGCCCGACCGCGCCGCATCGCCATCTCGTCATCCGGGGTCACCGCATCGTCACGTCGCGCGGTCTGGACACGGGCCGGCGGACGCGACCCAATCCGTTCGTCGATCGCGCCGTCGAGGCGACGCGACCACTGTGGGAGGAGGCAGTCAGACGTGAGCTCAGGAGATAATGGCCTCGGGCCGGATGGCCCTCGTATCCGGGTGACGCTCAGTGACGGTAGCGCGGAGCTGCGGCGACCGTTTACGCCCCGGGATCACGTCTTCGTCCGAGATGCCGTGGAGGTCGGCGACTGGTACGAGCGTGTCGAGGCGCTTGTCGTCAGCCACTCCTACGACGTGGGCTTCCTCGACTGGCCGATGGCGCGGGCGCGGCGACTCGTGCAGGAGTGGCAGCGAGCCTCTCTGGAGGAGGCGCTCCCCCCGGCATCCGCCGAGAGCTCGCCGGAGCCCTCGGCCGTCTAGCCATCAGCCCCGAGACGAAGGCCACAGTGCCGATCGAGTATGCGCTCGACCACCTCGCGCAACGCTGGAACGTTCCACCGTGGGTCCTCGACAGCGATGATCCCGAGATCGCGCGCTGGGTGCGCCGCGGGATGATCTTTCAGCAGCTCGAAGTCGACGCCGCCAGTTCGAGGCAGCGCGGTGTTCCCGGCGCTCGGCCCATGCGACGCCGCTGACAGGAGGAGTCCGTGCCCGACCCGCGCGTCACGTTCCTCCTCGATGCCAAGAACCTCGCCTCCAGGGAATTCGCGCAGGTCCGCGGTGACATCCGCGGGCTGGAGCGTGACGCCCAGAAGGCGGGCGGCGGCCTATCGGGTTTCGCACGCTCGGCAGGCCCGGCGAAGCTCGCGCTCCTGGGTCTAGGCGTAGCCGGTGCGGGGCTTGCCTTCGTCGCGCCGATGCTCGGTGACATGACGACGGCCGCCTCGAACCTCAACGAGCAGGTCAACAAGAGCAACGTCGTCTTCGGCAGCGCGGCCGCCGGTGTCCAGCGGTTCGGTGATCGCGCCGCCCTTGCGCTCGGGCTCTCGAAGCGGGCCGCTCTCGAAGCTGCCGGCGCGTTCGGCCAGTTCTTTACCGGCGCCGGCCAGTCCGATGCTGCTGCGGCCGCCATGTCGAAACGGATGGTCACGCTCGCTGCGGATCTCGCGTCGTTCAATAACCTCGACCCGACCGAGACGCTCGACAAGCTCCGGGCCGGTTTGTCCGGCGAGTCCGAGCCGCTGCGCCGCGTCGGCGTCTTCCTGACCGAGGCGAAGGTCAAGGCGAAGGCCATGCAACTTGGCCTCGCCGATGCGCATGGCGAGCTGTCCGAGGGTGCGAAGGTGCTGGCTCGCTACCAGCTCATCCTCGAAGAGACGCAGGACGCCCAGGGCGACTTCGCCAGGACCTCGACCTCGCTGGCTAATCAGCAGCGTCGCAACAACGCCATCATCGAGAACGCTCAGGCACGCCTGGGCCAGCATCTCATCGGCTACGCCGAGACCGCCGCCACGGGCTTTGCCTTCGTTCTCGACGAGCAGTTCAGAAACGAGGTTGCGTTCGCCGAGGCGCGCGTCCGTCTCGCGCAGCGCACGACCGCCGATCTCCGGCTGATCGCCGAGGCACATACGAGATCGCAAGCTGGCGCGGCTGACGTGCAGGCCGCGACGCTTCTGCTGTTCGAGCGCCAGAGCGGCCGCACGATCGAGTCGTGGAAGCATCAGGCCGAGCTGGTCAAGGACGATGTGATCCCGGCGATGGAGGACCTCGCGAAGGTCGCCGAGGACGATGTTGTACGGACGATGGACATGGTCCGCGCGGCCACGGAGAAGCTCGATACAGCCCTTGGCGGCCTGTCGGCTGAGATTTACGGCACCGAGATCCTGGCGGGCGACCTGGCGCGGGCGCAGAAGGATCTCGCCGAGACGCTGAAGGCCGGTCCGGAGACCAGGAAGGCGCAGGACGTCGCGATCTGGCGGGGCGAGGTCGCGCAGGCCCGCGCACGGGTCCTCGAACTCCAGGCGCAACTCGCTCGGGAGGAGGGCCCCAAGGCGTTCTACACCTGGATCACGAAGCAGCAGACGGCTCTCGAGAACGCTGACCCGAAGCTCGTCGCCTATCTGAATCATCTCAAGGCGGCCGCGCTCATAGCGGCCACCGTGGCACCCGTGACGTTCATCAAGGACTACATCGACCGTATCGACCAGGCGCTCGTCTCGATCTCCGGGCCGCCAGTCGCCCGCCAGCACGGCGGGCCTGCCACGGCTGATCGGCCGTACATCGTCGGTGAGAGAGGTCCCGAGCTCTTTGTCCCCGAGGTGACGGGCCGGATCGTTCCGCAGGTCACGGCGGGGACCGCAGCCAACGTCGGCTGGGCTGCCCAGCCCGGCCAGCCCGTCGAGATCGCGCTCATCCTCGACGGCCGCGAGATCGCGCGCGTCGTCGACGAGCATCTCTATTACAGCCGCCGCGCGGCCCCGTCGTGAGGGCTGGAATGGATGAGATAGACCAGATCGAGATCATCGTCGAGTCGGGCGCCCTGATTGGGACGTTCAAGCGCGAGCTGTCGCAGCGCGAGCAGGAACACCTGGCGGCCGTCATCGGCGCCGAGCTGTTGCGCCTCGACGCCCTGTCGGGCACGGCGCCGCACCCGGTCCATGCTCCGCCGTCGATGCGCAGCGAGGTCGTCCGAACCTTCGATCCCGGACGCTTCGGCGTGGCCGATGACGAGCCGGCCGGGCACGACGGCGACGTGCCCTATTGGGAGGTCGAGCGGGCGGTGAGCATTCCCGGCGCGCTGCTCTGTCCAGATTGTGGCCGCGCCCTCGTCGCCGGCGATGATCCGACGCTGGCGTTCGGCTTCCTCGCCTGCGGGTCCCTGACGTTTCCGCTAGCGACCGAGGACCGGCCCTGCCACGCCGGCTGTCTAGTCGCCTGCGGACGATCGGAGTAAGCCGCGATGGCAACCTCGACTTTCGTCCAAGTCACACAGGGCGGTGCGACCAAGCTGCATACGGTCACCGAGGTCATCGGTCCCGACACGGTGCACCGCGAGGTCCACCTGGATGCTGAGGCGTATCTCGCGACGTATGCCGTGACGATCGCCAGCCCGTCGGTGGCGACGGCGAACGACCATGTCATGCAGATCATGGCTGGCTCGTCGCTGACCGTATATCTGCGGCGGCTCCGGATTGTCCAGTCGGGCCTTGCGACGACGGCCGCGATCATGCGCTGGACGCTCCTCCGGCTGACGACCGCCGGCACGGGCGGTTCTGCCGTCACGCCAGTGCCGCACGACACGACGGATCCGGCGTCGGGCGCGACGGCGATGACGCTCCCGACCGCCAAGGGCACGGAGGGCTCGCAGCTCGACAGCGTGACCGTCCAGTTTATCCAGATTGTGCCGACCTCGGGCAATGGGCTCGCGCCCGTGCAGTACGACCAGACGTGGGACTGGTCGTTGCGCTCGAAGATGCCGCGCATCGCCGCCGGCCCCTCGAACGGGATCGCCCTCAAGAACCTGTCTGCCATCGCCGGTGCCTCGGTCGTGGTCCACGCGGTGTTCTCCGAAGCGAACTTCTAACCCGCCGATGCCCGGGCTCGCTGTCTCGCTCCTGACGGGACTGTTCGGGACAACGGTCTACCCCTATTCGATCACGATCGGCGGTCTCGAGGTCGCGCCGACACTGGCCGAACTCTACTCGATCGAATTCCAGGATAACGGCGATGACGAGCCGGGCGACTTCACGGCCCGCCTGTGGGACCCGACGAATACGCTCACGATCACCGAACGCTCGATCGTTACGGTCTACGAGCAGGAAGGTGACGATCAGGTCTTCCTCGGCCGGGTGACGACACGTGCGTATGACCCGACCGCGACCGGGCGCTGGATCGACGTCGCCGCGAAGTCGGTCAGTCGCCAGCTTGACGAGGTTGTCGTCATTCGCGAGACGCGCCCGGCCGAGAGCGACCGGGCGCGTGTCCTCTATCTCTGGGGCAAGTACGCCCGGGCGCCCCTGTCGGGTGATCCGGTATTCGTGACGCAGACGAACGCCTCGGTCGCGGCAGACGATCTCATCAACCTCACGCTCCGTCAGGCGCTTCGCCAGACCGCCGGGCACGCCGGCTCGACGGTGCGCTTCGCCGTCGATCCGCTCGGCAAGCTGCACTGGTTCGCGGGCAGCGAGACGAACCCGGCGCCGTTCAATATCAACGTCGCGCTCGCGCCCGGTGGCGGGAACATCGCGCCCGACGACCTGCGCGTCGAGCGCGACGCAACGATCGTCAACCGGGTTTATGTCCGCGGCGCGACCTCGGCTGGTTCCGGCTTCTATCAGGACGACGCATCGGTCGGCACATACGGGCCGGTGGAGGGCTTCCTCGACGCGCCGACAGCCGAGACTGCGGCGAAGGCACAGTCGATCGCGCGTCTCTATTTCGGCCGCGTTGCCAATCCTCGGACCCGCGCGACGTTCAGCACCGAGGAGCCGAATGACGGCTGGCGCGCCGGCCAGAACGTCACCGTCACCGACGCGCAGAACGACCTCGCCGCAGTGTCGCTCCGGCTGGCGCGGGTCACGACGCGCTTCACGAAAGGCACCGGGACCCGCCGCTATGAGGTCGAGCTCGGGTCCGTTCGCGGTCGCGATTCGGATTTCGCCACGTCGCCGGGCGCTTCGGTAACGCCGACGACAATCGCGTCGGAGCTGCTCTCTTCTGCGGGCGACACGGTTCCCGGCGCGGCCCTAGTCGTTAAGGACACGACCGGCGTTGAACGAGTCACGCTCGGCAAGATCGGCGCGAGCGATTACGGGCTCAAGGTGGTGAGCAGCGATGGTGCGACGGTCATCATCGACGGCACCAGCAACATGTTCAAGATCCTGGCCACGGGGACCCAGACCGTCGCGTTCCCAGCCGCCGGCCTTGGCGACAGTGTGGAGACGACGCTCTCTGGTCTAGGTTCATACACGACCCCACCGCAGTGCCTCTACACGACCGCCGACGATACCTCCGTTACACTGAAGCGCGGTGTCGATGCCGATATGGCGGTCGTCTTGGCTAGCGGTCACATGAACTGGCGGGCATCGTCATACGTCAAACTCAGCGCCAGTCCAGGCAACGTTGTCATCGCCCTGGATGTGGCCTCTATGCTCGCCAGCCCCGGAGGATCAGCATCACAGCGCTACTACGTCCTAGCCGAGACCGCGATCTGATCGCCCTAGTCGGCGCGGTCGCTGTTACTACTGCCCTGCTCGCTCTGATCGCCTCGTCGTCAACGGTGACCGCGGGTTACATCTCGGGCGACTGTGTACACGCCGACGTAACGCTTCCGGATGGCGACTTCAACCGCAGCGTCGTCCTCGTCGTCGTCGATGGAACGGTCTACCACGAACGCGGCTGGGCGAAACAGTTCACCGTCGAGTTCTCATCGACCTTGGGGCTGGGCGAGCACGCGATCGTGGCCGTGCCCATCAACGGGCCACCCGTTGTGGGCGGCCTCATCGTTTGCGAGGCATCATGATTGGAGCGCTCCTCGCCTATGACGTGGCCGGTAACGTCGTGGCGACCCTCGATGCGTTGGTCCAGCTCGATGTAACAGGCATACCCCTCGGGCTTGTCGACTTCGCGGCGCACGAGGCAGCGGGTGGCGAGCACACAGACATCTGGTCGGTTAGCAACGCGGTCGGCTCGAAGGTCTGGCCGGAGTGGCTCGGCGGCCGGGCGCATGACTTCCGGGTCGAGCTCGAGGGTCCACCTGGACACAAGCGGATCGCTCGGCTCATTCATCGCTCGAGCGGCCATGTCCGCGAACGGCGTTCGATCGAAGAGGCGATCGCCGGGGTGCGGCCTGATGAACATGGACGTAGAGATGTCCGCCACTTGGTCGGTGGGCCAGATCGCCCGCTGCCGCTTGAGCAGGATGGGAGGACGGCCGGCAGGCAACTGCAAGGACGTCCACCACTCCCGCTGATCTCATTGCGCTGAGCGAGCGTTTAATCGCTACATAACCGAGATTATCGGTAGTGGGCTCCTCGAGGCAGGAGCTGCTGAGAAAGGCGCAGGGCCAACGACCGGTCCTCGTCATCGCCTCCACTCTACCTCGGCCTGCGCCGCTGTTACGAACTCCGCCCCGTCTCGATCCGGACCTCCTCCTCCGGCAATCGGGGCGGGGCGGCTTTCGCATGTCCCGCTTGACGGGCTGTCCTACATGTAGTACAGTACCGCCATGGACCGAACACCCCCGGGCTGGCGCGCATGGCGACTGTCCTTCCCGCGGCTCTCCCTGCGGCGTGTGGCGCGGGAGGTCGGCATCGAGCCATGGCGGCTCTCGCTCATCGAGCGCGGCGTCCCTGGGACCGATGATGAGACGCGCCGGCTACGCGAGTACTTCGCCGCGCGAATGACGGACGGTGCTGCATGACCCGTCGCTTCCAGGCGCACCGCCTGACGGCTTGCGACTGCGACCGCTGCGTCCGCGCCCGCCTGTGGCGCGGCATTCGCTACGGCCTCGGCTATACCGCCGGGGCGATCCCCGCAATCGTCGGCCTATGGGCCGTGCTCGTCTACGTGATCACCGCGCTCGACGCGCCGTACTAGGAAGGTACCGACGAACGTATCGCTCACCGAACGGTCTTCGGAAGGGCCGACGTGGCGCACTTCCCTCCCCGGGCTATGTGCCATCCGTGCGTCGGCCCTTCCGAAGACGGCTCGTGGAGTCGTCCGCCGCCGGGGCGACTGGAAAGGGGAGGTACCCAATGAGTAGACCACGGAAGATCATCACCGCCGAGCAGGCGGTCGCAGCGTGGGAAGCGGCGCACGAGTACCAGCGCGAGTACCAGCAGCGGCCGGACGTGAAGGCGAGGATCCGCGAGTACCAGCGCAAGGAGCAGATCGCCCGCCTCGAAGCGAAGCTCGCGCGACTCCGGGCCGAGGCATGAGCATCGACCTCTACCGTTCGAGGCACGTCATCGTGGCGGTCATCGGCCATCGTGCGATCGGACGTGTCTGGCTGTGCAAGACGTGCGCTCTTCGCGTCGTCCATTACG